CACCATCATCTTCTTGTATAAAATTAAATTTTTGTGGTTTTAAGTTTTTAAATAAACTCAAAGTATCTTCTGTCCAATCTTCAAAATTCTTTTTAAGTGTCCGATCAGAAGCACTGCCTTGAAATGAAGCACCGGTAGTAGTTACTTGAATAGAACCTACAATGGATGTTCCTTGACAAGAAAAAAGGGCAACTTCTCCTGTATCTTGTTGCCTTCCTATTTGTAAAGCAGCAGAACCATTACGAGCAGCCTTAATACGACCACTTGCTAACAAACAAATACCAGTTACATTATTAGCACCTAAATCCATATCAGTTGTTCTTGCAACATATACATCTCCACCTGTAAAAAAGCTGTTAGTACTACCACTTAGTTGGATAGTTCTTGTTCCATCAGCTTTTTGAATATTTATAAAGCCCGTAGAAGTTCCTGTTCCTATGTCAACTTGTGAACTAACACTTGCTTCTTGAACCGAAATTATAGGATTAGATCCAGCTACAGTTAGTTCTTGATTTGGAGTTGTTGTACCTATACCTACCTTTCCAACCCCATCTATAAATAAAGCATTAGAGCCTCTTGGTTTGAAACTTATAAAACCACCACCAGATCCAAAACTTCCAGAAGTTATAACTGTTTCAATCGTTAAACCACCAGTAGTTCCATCTCCTCTAAATTGTGAAATATTACCAGCACCATCTAATACTAAATTAAACCCACTACCATAATCTATTTGAAAGGCATCTAATAAAGCTGCAGTATTAACTTTAACTCTGCCATCCGAGTCTATAAGTAAACGTTCATTGCCAGCAGTAAAGAAACCCATATCGTCATTATTATGACGATAAATTATTTGACCAGCATTGTCGAGTTGTGGATCTGCAAAAGCTATATAGCCAGAATTTGTTGGTGGTGTACCTATTGTTAAACCACTATTACCATTATTTTCAATAAATAAAGTATCACGGTTAGAATTTGGAGTCGCTCCGCTGTCTCCTTCTTCAACGTGTAATTTTGCAGAAGGACTTGTTGTCCCTACACCTAAACGGCCACTTGAGTCAAATATATGATTATGACTATTACTAGCACCAGGGTCATCAATTCGTAATACTTGCCTTCCGTTTCCATCGGATAAAGATAAGTTTCCACTAGATGCAAATATTCTGCCTCCAGTTCCATCGCCATTTACAAATATAGTTCCTCTTACATCTAACTTTCCATCAGGACTTGTTGTACCTATACCTACGTTTTGACTTGAATCTATAGCCATTGCGTTAGAATCAGCAGTTTTAAATAAAATTGATTTTGATTCTTTCATATTTAACAAGCCATCTTCACTACTTGCTAAACCAATCTGGAACCCATCACCAGCTGCTGAACCTGTTGTTGTGTTTGTAAATTGTGCAATAGATTTATCAGAGTCATCTTGATGTACATGAAGATTATTCGTTGAAGAGGTGATACGAATAGCAACATTAGTTGTTGTATGGATTGTTCCACCCACATGTAAAGGTGCGGCTGGTGATGAAGCTTTTATTCCTACACGATCATTGCCCGCATCTAAAAAAAGTAAATGTGATGATGTATCTCCTTCAACTCTAAAATCTACGTTTGCCCCAGTATCATTAACAACAACTTCAGTACCATCTATCTTTAATCTTTCCGTACTGGCCGTAGCAAGCTTTAACTGGTTCGCTGCAGAAAGAAATAAACCATTAGCTGGAGCACTGGCTGTACCTGTAAAGTTTAATGCCTGAACTAAATCACTAATTAGTTGGGCTTTTGTTTGACTCATCTCTTACGAATATCACTTCCAATCTCTCTATTTTACTTCTATGATTTTTTGAACTTACCTCTCCCTATGGGTTTTTAAACTCGAAAGTATGATCTCCTGTATGAGATAAAGATATTTTTTTAGATAAGTAAATTGAATAGCCAATGTCCCTGGCTCTTTGACAGAAAGCATAATCTTCAGTTAAATAATAACCATTCGTACCTTCAGTTTTTTCAGGATGTTCTGGATCGTGGTATGGGAAACAACCGAAAACGTCGTAATAAGGATAATCCCTTTCAGTATTAAGATCTCCAAATTCAAATTTTAAATGTGCATATTTCTCAGCCATATCTTCACATACTTTCCTAGTTAGCATCATGAATCCAGTGGGTAGATATTTAATTTCTTCTATGTATTCATCTTCATATACTTTCTTTTCTGATTGCAGATAAAAATTTTTATTCTTAAAAGGAGTATGAGTTCTTTGGATAGGATAAGATCTCTTAGGATAAGACCCTCCAACTATATCTTTATCATGTATCAAAAGAGCCATAATGTCTTCTGGTTTCCAGCCTATATCATCATCAATCCACATCATATGTGTCCAGCTTGGATCAGTTAATGCTTTACTGAACATCACTGATCTTCCTAAAGAAATTATTGAACAACCATCCATTATTTCGATATCATATGCAATACCATTGTCCAAAGCAAAATCTGTGAAAGCCATAAAGCCTTCAAAACATTTAGTACTTATTCCACCACGAGTAGGAAGATTAAATAAAATATGAGGAGGATCGGTAAGCATGAAGAGAACTATTACTATTTAAAAGATAGCAATAATCTATTTACTTATCTATGTCTTCTTTTTCTAATTTATTCATTATTCGACTGTAAAGATGAAGCTTGATACCTCTATGTCTCAAAGCGATTAGCTTTGTAGCTGTCATCTGATCAGAGTAAAAAAGAATTGGCTCATCTTGTAGCTCGAAGTCGCCACTCATAAATTATTTGTCCATCATTTTTTCCAGTGAATGCACCTGGTTAGACCTGTAATAAGCAAGTCTTTCCTGTATCAAGTTATAGTAATTGATTGCACCATCCACCATATCCTCTGGGCTAGTACTAGCTGCTAGGTTCTCATTAGCGAGCATCCCAGCAGTTAATACAGTTACACCCCATTCAACCTTACTACCAAGTAAAGCTTCCAAAGGAGTACCATCATTGGTGAAACTAGCCAATAGTCTAAATAAAGATGCTGGATCTCTACTTTTGTCTGCTTCACTCATGGTAAACCTCTGGAACTGCTATTTCTAATATCCTATACCAGATTAGTTTTGTCTATATAGTACTCATACGCTAAACCCTTATTACGATAGTATCTTCTACTTTCCATAAGAGTTATCATCTGACCTCTCATCTTCTTGAGCTGTTCTTCAAAGTAAGGACAATCCACCAATGCAGCTTCTTTCTCTTTAACTTTGAGATCTAATATTTTTATTTGATCATCATAGTCAATGACTGTCTGCTGACAGACCTTATAAAGATGTTGAGCATCTTTAAGGTCTTTAGGAGGATCTATCTTACTGAAGAAACTACTTTGCAAGGCTGGATGTCGATGCCGCCAAGGGCTTCTTGGCAGGTGCAATGAGTTTTGGTTTATTGACTCTGTAATCATGGTAGATTTTGACTCCATCTGGTAATTGTTCTGAGTTGATAGCTGCCTGTAGCAAGGCTTCTATATTGGGTTCATGTGTGACCTTAAGTGGTCTGGAAGACTGGTTATCTTGGAGGACTTTACCTGAGGGAGTTTTTATCTGAGTATGCTCAGTTATCTCCACTACTTTTATTATAAGGAATTTCTCTTTTGTTTCATCATCCCAAGTCTCCATTGTATCGGTGTTAACCTCTACCTTCCTTTTCTTCACATCAGCTAGAGTCCAGTGCCATACACTGCCTTTTATCTCGTTACTACCAGAGTAGTTTGCTAAGAATTTAAGTAGATTTTTAAGACTTTCGAGCTTAGATTTTAATCTTTTCTTAGTCTTTTTACACTCTTCTTCTTGAGAAGTGATCCACTCTAGGTCTCTCTGGGCTTCTTGACGTGCCCATTCGATCCCATCTATCTTCTTATTTCTCTTACCTATAACGGCAAGTAATTCCTCTTGTGCCTGTAAAACAATAGAGGGATCTTCATCTATTAGATTGTCAGATAGAGCGATTGCACGTTCTACATCCATTAGGCTGACAATAGATAAATCATTTAGATCTTTTCTAATTAAAGTTGTCATGATTTTAAGTTGATAAATTTACGATTAAACAGCTACAAAGCTACCTAATAGCATTGATGCTGCAGTTGCAAAGAATCCGATTGCGAATTCGACTGCGAAGTTAAGAATTGCTCTGAACATAATTTGTGAGTTGATAATTGAACATAGACCTTTTAACGTCATGTCCAGGACGGAAAGCTAGGAAGCCTTTGGTCGACCTCTCTTTTTAACAGCTGGAGTTTCAGCCTGTATGAGTTTCTGAATTTTTTCAGTGAGCCATTCGGCTGTCTTCTCATCTGGATGCTTCTGTTCTTTTGCAGATACCTCTACAATTTTCCAGTAAACATCTTTTGGTAGATCAAGTAGTAGTGTGCAACCACTACCATCTATTGAATCTGAACTAAGTGTTGGAACCAATTGATTAACAATGGATTGATTTGTCTTTACTGACATGTGAATACCTCTTTGAGAGCTTGGTTGATTGGTACGCCATTAGATTGATGTCCACAGTATGGAACATATTCTTTTGACAGCATGCGGTGAAATAGATTCCACACATCATGTACGGTGTAAGGTTTATCATTTTCTAGGAGTTCTTTCCAATCTTTCTTGGGAGCATTGATGCCCTCATTACAGTAGAAGACTCTGAAAATACCTTGACCTTTTGGATCAGTGGGAGGGAAGTATCCCCATACGACAACCTTTTTAGGTGCCCTATTCTTTAAATCCAACTCAAGTGTACTCTTTCTTCCAAGAAATTCATCAAATTTTTGAATCCAAGATATATGTTTACAACCAATCTTGTATCCTTCGATCTCATCCTTAAGTAATGACTTACATCTCAACTGTCGTTGATATGAAGGACAGAAACAATAAGGAGTCTTGATCTTCTTTGGTTTATCTTCCTTATCTTTTATTTCTTTTATGTCTATCTCATCTGTCTCATCTTCTATATCAAATAGATTCTGTATTTTTATCTGTTGATGCTTTGGTAACTCAGGCAAACCATTTGGATATACAACATAACCTAGTGGTGGTTGTCTAAACTCTTCTGGTACTGATGAGTATTTACTGGAGGTACGTTGTAATATCTGAGCCAGATCAGAAGGTTGTGCATAAGGTTGATTTTCCCTTAGTTTGGACATACCTTCTACAAATCTACGTTGCAGTCCTTCTATGTTTTTGTTTCTTTGATTTGCATAACCAAATTTGTAATCACCTTTGCATAACATGTATGCACCATCTTTGAAATAAACTTTACCTCCATAATTAGGATTGAGATATTTAAAGAAGTGAGGTGTACGATTAGTAAATTTTATGAAAGCATCTTGTACAGGCTTTGCATCTTCGATAAAGTTTTTACCATCTTCATCAGTGATAATTAGTTTGCCATCATCACGTTTACTAATCTTAGTTAGGTTTCTGTTTTCATAGTCTGGGTAAGCACGACAGACGTTGGAAATGGTATAAATCATTTCCTGAGCTTCATTGAGCTTAGTGGAAGTTAAATTGGTCATTTTAAATTGAATTGAACTAACAGAAAACCTGTCAGGATTTAAATTTTAGCATAAAAAAGGAGGCGATTCACGTAATGCAAACCGCCCCTTTATTAAGAATTAATTACAACCTAGCGTCTTCGCCAGTAGCAACTACTTCTGCAGTAACCGCATCAGCACTTGGTAATGCTGCTGCTCTGTCACTTGGTTTAACTTCAACACCTGGAGCTAAACCATAAGCACCATTAGTGTCTTTCTGTTCCATCAAGGAGTGCATATTAATGTAGTCATCAAATGCACCTTGATCTTCCCAAGTAGAGGCTCGATCCTCTGCTGGTATAGATAACTGATTCATCCACATTAATGCTTCTTCAGCATTGTTGTAGATTGGTTTAGTGTAACTGTCAATCCATACAACTTGTGTCTCATTCATACCTTCTATCGAATAAATAAGATCAGGTTCAAAGATACAAGTACCGAAGAACTTCTCGTTCATCTTGTATGGAGTGCTATCTCCAGTCACAGTTTTCAGACAGTCAGTCATATCCCTTTCAAAGTCTTTCAACTTCTCAGCGAAATTAACTCCGTTTAATCCTTTCATAATTAGAACCATTGGAGTCTTATGACACCTTCGGTTATTCATATCAAGAATGTAAACAAGATACTTAGTTACAACTTCATACTTAGAACTGTAATGAGAGTTAGTAATAGATGCCGCTGCAATCTGACCTTTATCATCGTCGAACTTTTTCTTGACTTCGGGGTCATTAAAAGTTCCGATGATTTGTCTTAGACCAGAACCAATACCGAACTTCTCTCTTACTAATAAAGGAGACTTCAAAACAATTTGTAGTTTTGGTTTATTAAAGAGTAAACCCGGAACATTAGGTCTATAACTCTTTATGTCTTTTTTACTACCAAAGGTATGGAGATAATTCCAAGTAACAGTGTTAGCATCAAAATCATCTACCTTTGCAGTCCAATCAATCTTGGATAGGTTATCCATCTGGACATAGTAACCAGCCTTCTTTGATTTGTTAACTGGTTGTAGAGTTACAAACTTTGAGTAACCATCAGTGGCACCAGCTTCTTTAGTTAGAAAGAACTGAAAGTCTTTCTTTGTCATTTCTGTGGATGTTTCGTTAGCCATTGTTTCTTTGATTTTCATGAGGTTAATAAAATGAATTAGAGATTAGTTAAAAAGGAATTTCACTTTTCCCAGTATTAGAAGGAACCTGAGGAGAACTATCCCATTGACCTGGTAGACTACCTAAGGCATCACCGATAGGAGTAACAGATCTTGTTTTAGCTTTTGGTTCAGCCCAAGCGTCACCGATACTTTCTTCTTGGTGGAAAGTATCGTTGTTAGATTGAGTCCTTTTGTTCTTTTCAGTACCTAATTGAAAGTCTTTTACTTCAATAACTGTCTTAGTTATATCAGTATCAGAATTTTTAGGTCTGAATGTAGTAGTCGTTAAAGTTCCTCTAACACAGATCTCTTTTCTTTTCTTAGCCCATTTATTTAACTGAACAGCAGCGTTGTAAGCATCATCTACATTGCTTAATTGTTCAATCGTATGACTATTGAAATCATCTTTACCCATTAGAACAGATACACTCTGTCTTGCTTTAAGTAAGCTAGGAGTAATTTCAACTAGATCTTTTTCTGTTGGATCAAATCCACACCATCCAAATAAATATATCTGGTTGATATTAGGAAAAGCTTCCGGCTCTTTTGGCACAGAAGTTAGTAAACCTCCATGCAATGTATAAGAGTAGACAGCATACTTTTTACCTTCTGGTGAAACTGTCTCACCAGTAGGATCATGTCTTACTGTTGTATTAGACAAAAAGAACGCATCACCTTCTTGTGCGTTGTTTATTGTCTCTTGCATTAATTTGGAATAACCAGTGAGTTGTAGTTTTAATGGTGTAGCCTTCTTTCTTGAAGCAGGTATGCCCACTATGCAAGTAGTATTACTTCCATCCCTTTTAGGTTTTGAAAGTAAAAAGATTTTAAAGTTTCCTGTTGGAATCATGGTCTTTAGAATGTGACGTTTAGGGTAGTTTTATATCATGCCGAGGATAAAACCTTTTAACGTCATGTTCAGGACGTATGTTAATGAGTTTCAGCCCAGTTACTTCCTACTTTGGAATCACCTTCGATCTTACATTTAAAACCAAAGAACTCCTGAGCCTGAGGGAAAGCATCTAATGATTCTTTCTGTATGGCTTTTGTATGTTCTGGTTTACATGCAAGTTGAACCTCATCATGTATCATTAACATTTGATACCAATCCAAACCATAGTCAAGATTTAGATTGGATGCAATGTTTTGATTGATGTTGATAACAACTTGTTTCATTAATAATGCTCCAGCAGATTGAAGCAATACATTTAAACCTTTGAAAGCAGATCGACAATGAAGTGCTCTCTTATCTAAACCAAGTAGATAACCACGTTCTGCTATGGTTTCTTCTACTTGTTGTTTAAGTTTTCTAAGAGCTGGCACACCTACTAAGAAACTATTGATAGCATCTCTGCCCATAGTTTTTAGTTTCTCTGGATCTTTTTCATTTGGATCAATGATAGTTCCAGCCTTAGCAGCACCGCAGCCATACAACATGCCATAAAGTAAACGTTTGGCTATGTCCCTTGTGGGGACGCCAAACTGTTCCTGATTATATGTATGTATGTCTACTTCTGGATTAACAACCAGTGCTGCATATTCACCATCATCCCAATAGGCTAGATAGCCAGCGAGACAGCGTAGTTCGAGAGCCTTTGCATCTACACCAATCTGATCCCAGTCATATGGTGCATGAAATAAAGATCTACATTCTTTTCCATATGGGGAATAAGATGCAACTACCTGCCCAAGATTGGGAGATTTATGGGAACACCTGGCAGTAATACACCCGTTGGTGATTACGTTTCCATGCATTCTGCCTGTATCATTGTTGACTAACTTTAGCCATGCATTATTACCTTCACTTATCTGTCCTAATCTTTTCTTAATTAGCATGTATTCTGCTAATGTTGAGGCTTCGGGATATGGGAGTTTCCCAAGTATTTCATCGTCAAGTATTGGATTTCCTTTTTCAGTTGTTCTTTCTGGAGTCCATCCATACTTTTGTTGTAGACGTTCTGCAATCTGTTGACGTGATCCCGGATTGAATCGTTCATAACGTATTTTCTCAAATGGAACACCTTTCACATACCCCCTCGTCTTGTTGTTTACCTTTGGGGTAAACCAATCCGAGTGTCTTATGGGTGGAAAGATTTGTTGTAGTTGTTCTTCCAGTCGTGTTTGTTTTGTTCGGAGAACATCCACAAGATCAAGAGCTGCATCAATATCAAATGGAATTCCTTCTCTAATTTGTTTTTGAATGAAGATAGCAAACTCATGTTCTAACTTTAATGCAGGTTGTGAATAATTTTGTTTAATAATATATTTCAAAAGATTACACGTCACCATGACATCTTGGACACAGTAGTCCAACATCTCCTGTGAATATTCGGAAAAATCTTTGAAATCTATTTTGTGATTAGATAAACGATAACCCCAAGCTTTTAAGGATGCGGATCCTTTTAAAGCAATTGGAACTTGTTGATACAACTCATCGTCTAGGTCATAGAGTACCTCCTTCGGCCAGATCAATCTTGTGCATACTAAAGTATCAATTATCCTTGCACTAAATGTTATTTTATAAAGCTTATTTAATACTGGAAGATCATAAAATAATATATTATGACCGATTAAAACATCAGCTTTTGATAACAATTTAAGTGCTTGATTAACTTGATCTGGTTTAAATTTGTGAGTTTGATTGTTAATTAAGTCATGACAAACTACACAAAAAGTATCTGTAACGTCGTCAAATAATCCGTTAGTTTCTATATCAAATACAAGCCATAATTCCTTATCGGTACTTGGCTGCAGGGCAAACTTCGAGGTTGTGACGAGCGAGGAATTGATCATTTTTATTAATCCAATTTTGAAACATTACCGCTACGGAATGGTTGGGGCATACGAATGCCTTTCTAAAATCCGCAATCCCATAGATGGGTTGTAGTTCAAACTTTTCTTTTTCTGCATTTGTTTTAATGCAGTAAAGAACATCATTAATCTCAGTGGAGATTACGTATTCCATAGTTCCGATAATCACAATAGATAAATAATAAATTAAAGTTCTAATTTGGCAAGAGTTTCTGTTACTTTGTGTTCTTGTTGTAACCTGTGAACTTCCCTTCTTTCCTACGTTTTGCAATTGCAGCACTTGCCTCCGAGCCAGCTGGTTGACTGCCATGGACTAGCAATGCGAAAGGTTTGTCACCGAAACAATGAGAGTCGTCATGATCGATTTCCAAGCCAAGCTTTTCAGCTTCTTCTTCGGAATACACTACATATGCAATACGTTTGTAAACCTCTGGATGTTTGATTAGCATACGGTCTTCATCACCTCCATAGGATGCAGATAAGTAAAAGTTGTTGGGAATCTCATTGCGTAGGTTGTACCACATGGTCAGAGATTTTGTGTAGGCATAGAACTTGCTAATTTGTGGTCGTTCTTTTGCTGCCAGCATCCAAGCTTTCATGTAATGCTCAGTCCAGAAGTCACCGCCTTCATGAATGCGTATCATATCTCTGTGAGGTTGAGCGTCAATAGAAGCTAGGATTAGATCTTTCATAGCCTGATAATAATTACCGGGACTATCTGGATGCTGATCGACATAGATGTTTCTGGCTGCCTTGAGCTGATCAAAGTTATGCCATCTAGCATCACGGACAGTAGGGAATCTGGCTTCTGCCATTGCAGCAAAGCAACGGTATTCCAATGACTCGCTGCAGCCATGAGGATTGTCTCTGAGTTTACCGGTAGTACGGTCAGCAAAGGTGTGACACTTGCCAGCATGTGGACAGGTGTAACCTGCTGGAATGGAAAAGATAAGTCGATTACTTAGCTTGCCATTACTTTTAGAAAATTTGAGTAAAGGAAGAATCATAATGCACCTCCAGCATCTAGATTGTTGTCAATGTATTTAAGAATTACATTGATCTTTTTTAATTCAGATGTTTTTGATTTCATAATCAAACTGTTTTCAATCAGTTTTTGTTGACATGAAACTATGTGAGAGAGATACTCCCAATGTTCTTTTTCCATAGGTTTAAATTGAATTGAAACAAGAATGAGTTTATAGACTTCTCAGGTCTTTGATACGTTGTAAAGGAACAGCTGCACAATCAGGCACAATACTGTTACCCAAAGCTTTTAGACGAGCCATCCGATTGGATAACCCATCATCTCCTCTACGAAGTGTGGGTTCAGAAACATATCGTCGCCAGTCTGGTTCGAGAGTTCGTTTCTTCTCGCCAGAGAGGAAAGCATTTGTCCAGATTGGTTTGGTCTGTTCTGAGCTGTGGCTTTGTGTTCGTGAGCTGTCGGAGTTGGAAGTACTAGATGTATCTTCCTGGGCAGACGATCCCACTTCTTGCAGTTCTTGATCGACTTGTAAGATCCGTCCTTCCAATCCCTGCTCGTCGGAGTTGGAAGACTCTGCAGTTCGTTGAACAGTTCTACTGTTTTTGGATTTACTGCTTCTCTTAGATTGGCTAGTTTGGTTCTGCCCTTCCTGTGTACTTGAGTCTGCTTGACCATCGACTCGTATCCTCTTGGAGGAAGATGATCCATTGTCGTTGGAGTCGGCAGCACTGAAGCCAACAGTGGCATCCCGCCCTGCTTGAATGGAACTCTCTGTTCTATTTTTGTACTTGCCAGTGGGGTAGGCAAGGATCCAGAGTCGCTGTCTAAGATGACAGGCTCCCATATCTTTTGCCGAAATAATTGACCATTCCGCATCATACCCTGCTTTGGCAATTTGGAAGAGGACTTCTTGGAAAGTCGTCCCGTTTTCGTGAGACAGGAGATTTCTAACGTTTTCAAAGAGGACAAATTCAGGTTGAATTTCCCCAAGTAGTCTAATGATTTCATAAAAGAGTCCTGATCTTGTGCCTTCTCCGATGCCTCGCTGTCTGCCAGCCACGGATAAATCTTGGCACGGAAATCCAGCTGTAATAACTTGGAATTGTCCGGGTTTTCCGGTAAAGGTTTTGATGTCATCGTGAATAGGAATATCTGGGAAATTTTTACGTAGTACAGATTGACAATAAGGATCAATCTCTACGAACTGTGTAGTGGTGAAACCTCCTACGAGCTTGTGAGCAGCGTATGAGAAACCACCGATACCAGCGAATAGGTCTAACATTTTCATGTGTTACGGCATGAACTATTGTGGATATTGGAATTAAGGTAGACTAATAAGTACACGAAGTAATAAGGATAATGAAATTACCACTAATACAAGACATACTAATGTTACCTCAACCAAAGCAGATGAGACACTGTCTACAACTGCAAAGGTGGCCGGTGAATTGGTTTGATGACAAACAAGAATTAGAAGACAAACGCCAGAAAAGAATCCAGAGTTTGTACCCTAAGGAAATGTAACAACTGTTACACAGTGAACTACATTATTCCTATAAATCTACTAATATAATTTAGTAACAATCGATACTAAACTATGACTAAACTTGTTTATCGTGGTGTTGCTTATCGACCAGGTAAAGACAACACAGCTAAGAAAGAGAAGAGAGAGTTCAACTACCGCTTTAACACATACGTTGCAGCTGTATAGTACTAATCATCTTTATCTTTTATAAGGTAAGAAGAATAATGTCCTGACCAATCTTTTTCAATAAGTGGATTCTTAAAACCTTTCTGTTTCATTTCTTCTGAAACATACTTGTCAAATCCATCGAGAGAAGGATTGGTTCCATTATCTTCGCAATACTGCACATAATCCTGTGGATCAAAGTACACAATTGCTTTGAGAGGAATTAGATTAATTTCCATTGTTTATTGGTCTATTGAGATAGTTTTCAAATTTGTAAATTAATATTTTTGTATCTTCAGCAAACTCTTCATTAACACCATCCCAGCTTTCTTTTAATTTATTTAAAGCTGTGATAACAAGTCTCATTTCTTTTTTAGTTAGATCCATCAATATCTCCTGTTGTAAGCTTGCATTGCCTGAGTTTCTCTAAGACTTGGTCGTCTTGAATAAACTTTTTTCTCTTCATACTTTTGTTTGATCATGCCGAGAGCCAGCTTGTAAGAAACTTCTTCATCGGACATGTATTTATAATCATTACCGAATACAACGGCCATGACTTCTTTGACAAATTGTTTTTGATTCATTTGGATTCCTCCTTATTTAATTTAAGTTGTAATAGTTTTTCTAATTTAAGTTTAAGTTTTACCTTATCTACCCCTCTGGGTATTCTTCTTCCTAAGTCATCATATTTGACTAAGAAGATTAGTTCTTGTAGTTCAGCTATGGTGAACCAATCATTCATTTAGATTCCTCCAGTTGTTTTGTACGTAAGTTGAAAGCGTGATTGAACGCCAACTCAACAAATTCTCTTTCATCACGAGAAAGTTCTTTGTTGGCAATGTCTTTGATACCTGATCCGACATCAATGCGTAGAATCTGATCAGATAGTCTGAGCTGAACAGTGTATCTTGGAACCTTGTTGATCATGATTAACACAATAAAGTGTTCTTTCTTTTTGATTCCTTTTCCATAACTGGTACTACCTACACAGTTACGTGCTGCTCTACCCCACTCAGCCAGTTGGTGAGTGTCTTGAGGTTGAAAGAAACAGAAGGTGTCATTTAATTCAAATTCAGAATACCAACCCATTTTTGATACAAGATCTTTAGCCTTGATATGCAATGGTTGTGGGAATAGATCCTGAGGTAGTTTCTCTTTCTCAGTTCTACATTTCCATTGCTCGGCATTGATGTGATCATGAAACTCAGTCATTCTCCAACGACGAGGGGACGCTAGATCTTTCTCTAACTTTCCTTCTCGTTTGAATCTGAGCATGACATCTTTCAACATACTGACAGTGTCATCAAATTCATGCATGACAAATCTCATTGTCTCTGACTCTCTGTTATAGAACCGAGGGTGTTCACCTCTGTCATAGAGTTCATCTTTTTGTCGTTTTGCATCTCTACTCGCTTGTTCATAAGTTTTCTTGACATATTCAAAGAAAGTTTTGACAGGCATACGAGATAGATAATGACGTGTCATCATTAAGCTCTCATTAGTTTCCTCATTAGAAACATTTCTAGATAACCATGGTGTACAGACATTTTCCAATGCTTCCTGGTAATTCTTGAAATAATCAACAGGAGTATTAGGCCAGACATCCAGTACGCATTCTATCCATTTGATAAGATGATCAAGTTTTTTGATTTCAACCACAACAAATGATTTGGTCTCATTCTGACTGTGTCTCAACCTAGTCTCAGTACTTTCCATTGCATCATGTAATAGTCGTCTGAAGAAAGGCTGATCTATCCAACCCTTTTCTTTCCATAGAACATGACCAATATTGTGTCTACGTTCATAAAGAGTACGACATTGAGTGTGATTCAAACGGAATAATAAATCTTTCAATTTATGCACATCCCATTTGTCAGTGTCTTTGAAGATCAGATCTTTATTGCCAGCTGCAACCATAGCATCATAATCATCTCCACAATACTTCCAATGCTTCTGCTCGGTCATAAACTTATCTCTCATAACAGAACCAATACTGTTACGTATAAGTCGATCAAACATCTTGTTGTCTTTTGATCTGTATGCACCTTTATGTGCCCAATAACCACGACGATTACGATATTCTTCCTCCCATTGAGGAATACTTTTCTTAAGAATACCTTGGAAGTTTTCTAGATACTTAGATATGTACTGATCTTTTTCTCGGTTGCCATCACCGATTGGTCTGCCAAAGAAGATACCACAAGTTGGATCTTGATAATGACCATTCTTGATCATCTCTTTGGTTACATATACTGTTTTGTATCGCCAATCAGTTTTACCAACTTTGATCTGTTCACACTCATTCCAAGACCAACCATCAAACCAATTTGGATTAGCATTCTTACCATCTTGATCCATCCTAGTCATGTACTTGCCGTTATTTTTACGACAGAATACTTTGCGATCAGGAGAATAATCTCTAGATGGATGACTCTCAAATTTAACTTGAGTTGACTTGTTATCTTTGAAAGCAAAGCTGTAACCATATACATACTTGTTAGTGTGAGGAATCCAGAGACAAGTCCACATACCTTCATAGTGATAGATCATCACATGTCGTTTGACTCGATGACCATCCCATGTAACACGTCGGTCAGTATCTTTGAATAGATGATCTTCTTTTCCTATCTGTGGATACTTATCAGTAACCTTTGGATAAGACATATGTGTATATCTATGTTCAGGAGAAGTTCTACTGATTGTCTTGATAATTTCTTCTTTTCTTTTCGTACCATAGGGTAGTACATCATAAGGGATCAATTGATCAAGAGGTGGTAGACCAAGAGGATACTCACTTTTCTTGCTTGGTTTCTTTGGTTGTTGTTTGATTGTCTTTTTACGTACATCATCATATTTAATCAGATGATTTGAAAACGTATCAGACAATTGAAACTGCATTGTTTCTCTCATTGGCACATCTCCTCGAATTGTTGTTCGACTATTAGTTGTAGTTGTTCCTCTGCTTCATTTCTGGTTCTCCAAATGTTGGTAGTATAGTTACCTTTTTTGTCGTACAGACCTTTTAGCATTGCAACATTGTTGTTCTCATCACGTATCTGATACCATCCATTCATGCCGGAATCAGAACGGTTGAATTGAACAATCTTGTATTTTTCATAGAGATTTTCTTTGATCTCTGTGTTTTGATCGTTGCTCATAATTTGAGATAAGAATACCCTGACCACCGAAGTAGCCAGGGCGTGGACAAATAAGTTAGGCAGTAGCTGTGCCTATCTGTTGATCAGGTTGATCCAGTTGCCATTTGGCATCAATGGCTTGCTTCGCTTTGTCAGCAATTGTGTTGACCAACTTAGCGTTGTGTTCTGTTGACTTGATGAAAGCCATAGTCTTCTCTGCTGAGAGACTGTGAACACGACCACTTGCTGGATCTTCGTAGATCATACAACCCAGTTCGTAGGAACAATTGGGATTCTGTTTTAGATACTCTTCAGTGACAGGCTCACCGAGATTGAGTGCCTTTGCCTCGTCATTGTTGAAATAACGAATAGAGAGAACATGTTGGTTCTCCAAGCCACGTTCATCTTTGAATACGGCACTGAAGTTACAGAAACCATGTTCATCCTGTTTGATCTCACACGTAGGAATAAATTGTGAGAGTGCTGAGAAAATACTCATAGTAATTAACATAAATTAAATTGAACACGAATGAGTTTAGAGACATCTCAGGTCTGTATATTTAATGGTAACGAACACCAAATCTGCCTCTTATAGGAAATCTATGAGGATGTGATTCTTCTTTGGCTTCTTGAGCCATACGATCACGTTCTTCTGCTGATATCGGAGGTTCACTGGGATTCATTTCCTCATCGGAAGGTTCCCAGTATTCGATATACTCTAATTTAGATTTGATCTCTTCAAGTTCTTCTTGAAATTTATAGAAGTACCAGTCTTGATTCATTGGATGATATTTTGATTGGACATCCATATATGCTTCTATGTCTTTGATCATCTGTTTAATGTCCATTAGTCATCCTCCGATATAGGATCAATTTGATATGGGGTAGGATTGGCTGCCCATCCACCACAAAAATCGTTGATGAGATCTTTACCTTGTTCATCCCACCAATCATTAATAAGATGTCTCTTATCAATCATGTCGTTAGGATCTTGATTCTTTGGATCAGATAGGTAATCGTGATACCATTTTTGGAAGCTCGATATATATTCAGGAACAACAGAATGTTCTTGACATAATTCTTTAGCTTCTTTGTCAGAGTATTCTTTGAATAATTCATTTTCAAAGTCTCTTTGCTTTTCTTGCATTACCTGGTCAGGTAGTGGATTGTCAATCATCGAAATTAGGAATAAAAGGTCTACGGCAGACTCGATTGACTGATTCAATCTGAAGTCCAAAGTCATCAACTCGCATCGACCAGCTGTCATAGTCAGTATCAGTATTAGCTTCTTCTAAACGCTCTTTACTGGTGCGTTGATAACTTTCTGCTTTGTGTTCAGCTATTCTTCTCGCATCTGTATCAGATTTAGCATAAATATACATGGCATAAGGAACAGAAGCTCTAGCTTCTATTTTGTACTCCTCAAAACCATCAAACTTGTCCGGCATAATTAATCCTCCGTGGGTAAAGATTGGACATAACGTTGAACGTCACGGCGATGAGCATCAGCCATGCCTTTTAGACGATTCATAGTGAGAAGTTTCTCACCTTTCCAACGAGCAGATTTGCATAAAAAGACCTTCCGTTTTGTCGAAAGGTCTGGTCTAATTTGGTAATTAAATTTTTGTAGGTATGCAATATCTGTCTGGATTGCAGACTGTTTCATTTGTCTGGAGAGTTCAAAAACTTTTTCCATAGCAGAAAGATACCAAGCTTGTCCTCACTGCTATAGAGTGGTTTGAACATCTTACCAAAGATCTGATAAGTTTTCTCTAGATTCCGGGATTTTGAAATACCTCGTAAAAGTCTGCCTACAAGAGGAGGTTTGGGTGCACGAGGTGTAATCATTTGTTTTCTCCTAATTTAACTTGAACCATTTGTTTAGCAGATACAAATAATATGTACCTGCCAATATACAAATGACAACTTGAAAGAAAGTTTCCATTTTAACCATCCGCTAAGATCAACCTATGTTGTATATGTTTGGAGGGAGCACCAGATCTTGATCCTTCCCACTCAACCATATAAAAGTAGTTAATAGCACCAACTGCATTAACATTCTCACTTACTTCTGTGATTGTGCCATATCTTTGGTTGTAATCTTTCATGGAACCTTTCGATCCCATGTTAGCTTTCTTGCGATAGACACGATCACCGATCTTGTATCGTTGACCTACAGGCTGATGTTTTTTAGACACTGCCATCTTTAGATTCCTCCTTAGCTAGATCTTGTAAATGTTTGTTGTATCCTTTATCTAATATTTCTAAAGCTTTGGCAACCCTTTCGTCATTCTTTGGAATAAAAGGAGAATCCTCCATCTTTACTCCACTCCAAGGTTCCATACAAAGAACACCTGAGTTATATCTAGCATCTTTAGCTGGATAGCAATCTACATCACCATCTAGCCAGTCTGCTCGATGAAAAAGCCAATTGCCTCTGACTCTGATGTCTTTTGGTTCGACATCATAGCCAGTGCGTTCTCCAAAACATAAAGCAATATCTTCCTTTGTGTGATAAGAAGAGTTAGTTCTCATCCCATCTTTGAATTTACTTTTGCTCATCTTTAGATTCCTCCTTTGATTTAGATTCGGATTGTTCTTTGGTCTGTACTGTAAATTGTTTTGACAGACCGGTGCCAGACACAGATACTAGACTCTGTACTGTATTCTTGTGCAGGTTGTAGTTAAGATTGCCTTGCAACTTAGCTGCTCTACCTTGGAAAGTAATAGACTCAATACCATGACTGGCAGAGAGATTAACTTTGACATCACCCAGTCCAAACGGAAGTTTGAGAATGGGTACTCTCTTCTTAAATCGAAGAGGAAGTTTGTCTTTAGCCATTGGGTTCCTCCGTTGACTTGAGTTCTTGATAGTCCAGTCGACGACGACGTTCTTGAATGACACGTATGCCAATCTTGACTGGATCTTTGATGTTGGTATCGATACGATCAGGTTCTTTGTTGAAGTCTGGGTTGTTCCCATACCAATGCACCTGACAGTATTCGAGACCTAATTCTGCAAACATCTCTTTGGCAACAGTCGCAGAACGAATGTCATCATCGAGAAAGTCTGGGGTTTTTGAATCAATAGGCATAATTTAAGTTGTAATGACTGGGACTTACATATAACGTCACGGGAAATACGTTACACAGCCCAGAGTTTATTGCTCAGGATTAGAATCCTTTAGCTTCTTATAGGTTCTTTGATAGACAGGATCATCTTCATCAAGATTAGTATTGAGAAAGATTTTTCCTGTCTTGGGATCTTTAAAGCCACCTATAAAGCCAGCACCGTATTTATCGGCAGAGGCTCTCATGTTGGCTACAAATTCCATACCTTTTAACTCATCTTGATTAAGTGAGTCAGGTATATCAGGTTTGTTGAGTTCGTTTGAATTTGAATTCATTTGTGATACCGGGTTCAATAACTACATTGACAATTACAAAGTCATCCTTGATAAACACGCTAGTGTGACTAGGATTTGCAAAGTCATATTGGTGGGAATCAGGCGATGGCTCGTCCATTAAATAATAAAAACATTAGATCGATAGTACCTAAGAAATATGGTGATTTCTACCTATGTCATCATTCGGAAGCATACGCCTTTGATTTGTAATAATCCTCCAGCCTACCGATAAGAACATGGACTGTAGTGTCTGGTGGAAATACAATGAAATCCACCGTCACAAACATTCCTGTACTTGGGCTTCTCTTCTGATACTCAATGGTATAAAGTTTATTCTCGAATGAGAATTTAACCCTATCAAGAGGCATATGTTCTTGGGGGTAGTAGTGAGGAGCTATGTTCATTTACGTTTCCTTCTCCCACGCTTACGTTTCTTGGCTCGTTCAGCTTCTCTTGCATCTAGAAAATCTGCCATCAGATAAAGGAAATAAATGAAGGCAGCAATACAGGCAATAGCAATTATTAAATCCATTACTTAAGCTTCTCCAACTTGTTAACACGGTCTACCAGATCTTTGTTGTCTTTCTCAACTTGTTCCAGACGAGATTTATAAAGTAAAACAAGGTCAGTAAGTTTGACTAGTTCATCAAGAACATTCTTACTTGCATCTCTTGTGTAGTTAGTGTTTTCAGTTAGCTGTCTGTATACAGCCATCATCTCCAACTTTGTCCGAGTTTCAGGTGTGTTTAGGTGCTTCTCCACCTCCTCGTCTATTATTCGATCTATAACAATATCGCTAACTTGTTTGACAACGTTAGCATTTTGCTCTGGGGTAGCCTTCCTTGGCTGTTTGGATTGTTCCATAAGTTAATGAATGAATTGAACAATGACCTGACTCATCAGGGTGGGGCGGTCATCTCCCACCGACCCTCCGAAGAGGGTTTCGTCAGTAAGCTCCTATATTCTTTAGGAATATAAATAGGAGGATGACGACACAGAATAAGATAATGAATGATGTCATTTGGGATCTGAGTTGTTAGGGTTTTCAGTTGATAGACGAGTTTCAAATTCGTTTCGCAGTTGATCATGGAACTCTTTACATTCCATATCTTCTACTGCCTGACGATTGATCTCGTCTTGACGCTCATGTAAATAAGCTTTAATCATGCTCATTGTCTAGATGCCTATAGAGTAATTGGAGTTGTTGTGCAGTCATAACACTGTACGGGATAGGCTCCTGGCCTAGTTCCCTACGTCGAGTATTGATAGCACCGGCACATTGCCATGCTTTCTCTTCCGAAGGAAACAACTGGGGGTCGGTACTGTTATATACCAACACCCAGATATGTTTGAGGTCAGACATTACTCATTAGAGCTTTCACTAACCATGATAGATGCCGCTTCGTTTGGGAACATGCAAGTGAAACAATTCATCACTCTGATGATGTCATCACGAGACATGTTCTTGGCAGCGGGTAAAGCTTCGCAAAACTCTTCCCATTGGTCTTGAAACCACTTGGATGAGGTGAGAGCATCTAACTGTTTATCCTGATATGTATTATCAAGAGTGAGGTCTCCAGTAGAGATCTCTTTAATCACATTTGCAACTAGTAGTGCGTTAGACATAATAGTCTCCTAAGTTAAGTTGAACAGGGGTGTGAGTCCCCCAGTCTGCCCAGACGAGCAGAGAGGGAGAATCAGAGGGTATCCCATATGCATAATTTTGAGGGGTACTAGTTCCAGTAACTGGGTCTAGATGGCTCAATTGCATTCGCAATAGCTCTTCTAGCTGGTAAAGCCTTACGGCCTACAGTCTTGTATGTATCAAGTATGAGACTCGACACAAACTTCTTTGTACTCCCCTTTCTCAGCTGCTTGGCTGCAGCTTCGAGGGTCGAGGCAACATATAGTCTTGGGGATTTCATGGTAGAACTCCTAGTGTGTGGCACCCATCTCCACTGTGGGTGACTGCTGAGGTAGGAATCGAACCTACCCTAGCGAAAAGCTAGTACCATGTTACTCAGCGAACCAATATCATGGGTCTTGAAGTAGACTCACGGCTATGGTTATTGTTTCTGGGGTGGTTACAGTTCTATCTCGGCTTTATTGCAGAGAAGATCTCTCCCCAGATTCGGGCGGGAATACCCCGTGAATTGGCTCTTTGGGTCTTAGAATAGACGTTCTTTAGCCATTGGGAAGTATTTACCCCACTTATGCATGTCGACATAGCCGGCATCATTGATCTCAGCTACAAATGCAACTGGATCTGTTATTGTCTCAGGTATCTCAAGTATGAGACTAAGCTTAGGAGACCACTCGATCAATATGTATTGGTCTTTGACTTGCTTACGAGTACCATCTAGCTTGCGGATAGTAAGAGGCTCTGCTTGCTCTACGAGTACAGCTTGCATGCCTTCTTTGATCTTCCAGCTAGTGATGTTTTTGAAGTCAGTAGTAGCTGCTGAAGGTAGCTTAGTAACCTTAGTGGTTGACTTGATTTGAGATGTAGTCATGAGAATTAAACTCCATGTAATAAATGTGCTGGCATCCAAGCCCAGGCCAGAGTTGGGCAATACTGAGGGAAGGAATCGAACCTTCCTTCACCAATCTCAGAAGCTCCATCGAGCGTACTGTCCCATGTCAGAGTAGTTAACGAACCAAGGCGTTCCACTCCAAACATGTAAACCGTAAAGAATTGCTCCCATAACAAAGAGAGATGTAATAGGATACTCTTCAAAAGCAAAAGCTAGTAATGAACAGATCAATTGGAATAGAGAACGAAGCTGTCTCATAGTAAACCTCCATAAGTAGTTGGATAGACTGTGGTAGTTAAAATAACCACTGCACATGTCTTTTTTTTTCTATACACATGTACAAACGCACAAGTGTGTGGAGAAGGGTCAGGTAATTTTGTCCCCTATTTTGGTACTAAAAGGCCGATTTTGTACTAAAAATCCCCAATTACACAAAAAAATGAGCCAAAAACCGCAGTTTTTGACCCAGAATTACTTTATTTTCTAAATATTACTTCATTCCTCGGTACATTTTACTAGCATTTACAGCTTTTGTGAATGCTTCTTCATCTGGAAGTTCATATGCAAGCTCTTTGGTAGCATTTCCGACAAAATCCCGGATTTCTAAAGAATCTTTTCCCTTTGTTGCCATATCAATCGCCTTGGATTTGATAGATTTTAATCCTTCGACTTTTTTCTTACGATCTTCAATGTCCATTAATCGTATTGCTAGTTGTATCCTTTTAATAATGCTATCACGACTAGATGTGCTCGACATAGAATAGCTAAAGATAGTAATTGAGAAAAATACAGGGCGTATGTTACTTCAACCAGCCGATTTCTATTCATATAGTCGTGCTACTGGTACAAAGCCTCCAGAGAATGACAGAGAAAGAGCAGCAGTGGCGGCTGATGTCATTGATTTCAAGCGTAATCAACTTAGAGCACCTTCACCTGAAGATAATGAAGGAAGAGATTTAGGTTTGGTTGCATTAGGAGCTGGAATATTAGGAAGTATTATTGGAGGTAAAAAGATATCTGAGCGTTTTAGAGGACCACAAACTCCACCTAAAAAAATTTCATTTGATCCTGGCCCCGAAACTAAGAAAGCAGCTAGAAGAGCAAACCAAAGAAACAACCAAAAGTTACAAAAAGATTTAAATGAAGTAAAACCCAGCAAAATAGTAGAATCCCCAACTGTGGTTGAAAAGGCTCCAGTTGAAACTGTAGAAGCAGCACCTACAAGAGTTCGACCACGAAGAGATGTAGGACAAGAGGGAGGGCGTTATGACTTGTTGATGAAATCTGGTTTACCAAAAGTAGATATTGATACTCGTGTTGAAGCTTATGTTAGTTCTGGAGATTTAAAGTTTTTAAATCCAGCTTATAATCCTTTACAAGTTGGAGCAGATACTTATATACAATCTTTTGCGAAAGCTGGTACACCTCTTGTTAAACCTCAGTTTAATGAAAGAGGACAACTTACCCAAGCTACTACTATTAATATTCCAGGTGCAGAGCCAGGAGAAATAAAAAGAGGTATTGGAGGAGTAGATACTCCAACTGAAACAGTAGATAAAAGTATATTGGCTCAGGATATACAATTAGCAGAAGAGGGTATAGGTGTTAAATATTTACCTCAAGCACCTAAGACAGTTGTAGAAGGAGAAGATCTCGATAAACTTAGACAAAATGTACTAAGAGCAAGTAAAGTTGAGGGTGAACAGTTTGCACTTAAGAGACAAGAATGGACTAAAAAGTGGGATCAGTTATATAGTGACCCTGCTTCTTTTGTAACCAAACCAAGAGAAGAATTGAGAGTTGTAACTAAAGAAGATCTAAGTATACCAGCATTAGGAGATCAAACATTTGGAGAAGTTTTATTAAAGAAAAATCCTGAAGCAGTAAAAGATATTTTGGAAGGAAAACCAAGAGAATTACAAGTGCCTTTCCAAGTTAATAAACAAAAAGCTATCAACGATCTTGAACAAGCCGAGGCAGTTAAATCTCCAAATATAAAACAGTTAAGAAGTGAAGTTCTTGAATATGTTGATACTGGAAAAGCTCTAAGTGGAGAATATCAAAAGATAGTAGGACCAGTTGCAGATAGTGCTCGTGTAGATTTTATTCCTGAAGATAGTAGGGTATATAAGACAGTAAGAAACGTGGGTGGTAAACCAAACATCACACCTGAATTTCAAATAAAAGGACAACTTGTTGGAGGAGTAACCGAAGCTCCTTTAGCAGAATCTATGTACGCTTTGAAATATAAAAATACTCCCCGTGGTTCTCAGATTGCTGATTTACAAGGATTGGAAGTTAAAGATATTAAAGAAGCAGATTTACTAAAAACAGCACAAGGAAAACCTTTGAAAGTTTCTGCTGCTGATCAACAAAATTTTGTTATGATGCAATCAATGGGTATAGACAATGTTGAACCTGTGATAGATCCAAAGAGCAATTTACAATTACAAGCAACACGTAAAACTCAAACAGGAAAACTGTATCGAGCACCTTTATTTAAAATATCTCAAACAAAAGTTAATGCTCCTTTACAGATTCTAGAAACTGCTACAGGAAAAGATTTAACAGGAAAAGTAAGACTACAAAGAAACGTGCTTTTAGATGCAACATATAGAGCACAAGGAAATATTAAAAGAAAAGGAAGTAGAGCTGATTATGGTTCAGTAGCTAAAGAATTAAATACTATTTTAGAAAAAGAAAAAGGTATAACATTACCTGTTTTACAGTCTTATGATAATTTTGATTTCATCGAATCTCTGGTAGGAAAACCTGCAAGTAGACCAGCTAGATTCATGTATGCGACTAAGAAAAGAGATGGAACATTATCTCGTGTTGTAAAAGATGAACAGGCAGATTTTGCTAAGATGAATAACTTACCAGTATCTACTGTGGATTTAAGTCGTCCAAGAGGAGCTACAGATGTTATTAAATTTGATGTTAAAGAAAAAGGTAGTACTGCTTTAGAAAAAGAAGTAAGAAATGTAGAAGGAGATTTGGTTACAACTTTTGATGATGACTATTTAGATATGGGAGCTAGAGAATTAGGTTCTGCTAGAAGAAGTAATCGCCCAGCTGATATAGAACAAAGAAGAAAAAGAGCACAGTTTGAATTACAACAAAAACAAATAGATATAGAACGTGGAAAGAAAATTACAGGAACAGATAAACAAGTTCCTGATTTTACTGAAAATCTTAATGAAAACATTCAGAATATAATGCAAACTAACTTAGCTGCTCAAGGAAAACGTAGAGCTGCTAAGAGAAGGAGGAAGTAAAGAATGGAAAAGAAAAAAAAGAAAAAGAAAAAGTTTATTGAAGACGCTATAAAACGTCCGGGTGCCTTTACTGCTAAAGCAGAGAAGAAAGGTATTACTACTGCACAGCTACAAGAGAATGTTCTATCTAATCCAGATGATTATGATGAGCGTACTGTAAAACAAGCACGACTTCGTAAAACATTGGTAGGATTAAATAAGAAAAAGAAGGATAAGAAAAAATGAGAGATGCACGTTTAGATCTTGGTAGGTATGTTACTAATCCTTTTAACAGAAGAGGAGAAATAACTAAGCGTTTAGATTTTGATGATCTATTTACAGCTAGAGCTGGAACAGGAGAATATCCTTTTAATCCCTCAAGGTTTGAAACAAAGGATTTATTAAAACGTGCAATGACTAAAAAGTTAACACAGAATCCGGGATTAAACTTTGCCCCCAATACTCCATTTTTTGATGACAATAATAAAGTTACTCCTGATTACGAATTATTTGAAGGTCTTGGAAGATTTAATCGAGCATTTGATTATGATTTTGAAAATGGTAGAGGGTTAACACCACAACGCCCACAGGATCAACCAGACTTCAATCCTATGTGGATGGATGCCTACAATATTAGTCCTACATTAAATCCTAGTAAGGCTGCTGATAATCCAATGCCCAGAATGAAAAATCCTGATCCTAATGGATATCTAATGGCTAAAGCAGAGAAGAGAGCAGAAAGAGAATTTGAAGGTGAGAAGTCTGTTGCTGAGTTACTAGAAGAAAATCCTAAAGTTACTAAAAATAAAATGAAAAGAGAAGAAAGAGAAGGAACACAAACGGAAGAGGTAGATAAGGAATCACCCAAGTAAAATAGTAATTAAGTAGTTAGAGACATGAAGTCAGCACCCGCATTTCTTAGTAAATTCATACAAGAATTAAAACCTGCAGCAAGACAAGCAGCTTTAGGTACTGGATTAACTGCGGGTTTTGGTCTACTAGCTGGAGGACCTACTGCAGCTTTAGCATATGGTGCTGGCGATTTTTTACTTAACGTACCAGCAATTGCTCTTGCTAGAAGATTTTCTCCGGGAACAGCAAGAAGATTAATGCAAGTAGATAAAAAAAATAAACCAATTATAGATCCGAAGACAAAGAAACCAATAGTAAGAGATACACAAGATCCAACCATGTTACAGAACATTGCTAATATTGGTGCTTCTGTAGCTACTTATCCTGTAGTTGATCTTGTAACACAAGGTAGATTATATAAAGACAGATTACCGACTCCACAGGAACAGTATTTTTATCCTGGTATTGGACCTTTACCTGAATCAGTAAGAGAACAACTTAGGGCACAGGCATAATGAAACTTGCTGGACAAAATTTAAATAGTTTAGTGAGTTCTCTTCCTTTAATCGGAAAACCTTTACAGTCTTTTGGAACGGGAGTAAAAAAAGGAATAGCTGCCTTAATGGATGTAGAAAAAGATCCGAATAGAAAATATTATGTATCTATTTTTAGAGACCCTGATTTTAGAAAAGAATTACAACAAAAAGGATTAAGTAAAAAAACACCTTTACAATCAGCTGGAGCTTACACTGCACGTACTTCAGCAGATTTAATGACAGATGAGAGTCGTAAATTTTATTGGAGATTTAATCATCCTTTAGCTATTGCTGATGAAGCTTTAAAAGGAACTGTAGATCCTACTAAAGGATTAAATAAGTATGAGAAAGGTTTAATTGGACTTGCAGCATTACAACCAGCAGTAGCAGTGGCTGGAGCATATGATCCTACAAATATAGCAGAATTAGGTAGACCAAAAGGTTTTAAACAAAACAATCCTAGAGAAGATGATAAAACAAAAACAGCTAATCCATCTACAGAATTATTTCAAAGATTTGTTCAGGGTCGCACTGGTAGACCATTAGCATATGCCGATGCACAAAAAGAGATACCTAATTTAACAAAAAGAAGATACGCAAATTATTTAAATTTTCTATACAACAATCCTGATCCCCTTGGTAAGGCAACTGGTGGTTTTATTAAAACAACTAGAGAGAATTTACAGGGAAATCCAGAGGCACGTTTTCTTGGTTATCCAGTATCAATACCAGCAGTTACCAGTGCTATAGGAGGAATAGCGGGAGCAAGAGTAGCTTTTGAGACTTCTCCTCAGGTAACAAAAGAAAAATTTATGGATGCAAAAACAAAAAAAGAAGTAGTTCAATATAGTCGTCCTCAATTCCAACAAAAAGGATATGGAAGGTTAATAGGAAGAGGATTAGCTGGAGGGTTAGCAGGTGGTGTATCTGGAATATTAGCAGGTAAACTAATGAATCAAGTATTATCTAGATCCGAAAATGATCAACAACCACCAATGCATCCATACCAATGAATATAAGTACTGATAAAATTAATTTATATAGATTAGCCCCATAGATATGTACGGAGTATACGGCACTGGAAATACAGTTCAAGATCCAACTGAGGCTAGTCCTGAAATGTTTCAAGGTTTGGTGAATTTTCTTGCCGCTGGTGGTAAATTTGAAGAATATTTAGCAAGAACTTTCCCTCAGACAGCCTTTGCGGATAAGAAGATGACTAAGGAGGCTGCACAGAAATTTATCGCAGGCATGTCATCAACGCAGAAAAAAGCTTTCCTTCCAAAAGCCGCTTCAAAAGTTGCTGGAATGGGAACAAGAAGATTACCTCTTTTAGCTGGAGGTTTACAGATATTAGGTGGAGATCCGATAGGAGGAGTAGGAACAGCTGGAGGAGGTTTTGCCGGAGCAGCCTTAGGATTTAAAGTTGGAGGACCAGTTGGAGCACTTATAGGAGGATTTGCTGGAAGTGGAATAGGACAAAACATTACTAGAGGAATAGCAGGTATTGATATAAATGATCCATATAGTGGTCCTGATATAAGTATTCCTATTCTTGGAGGAATACCGATTACTCCAGCAGCTAAGACTAAGAAGTCTAGAGAAAGAATGAGAAAAGAGAGAATGAAGGATGTAGAGGCAATGGCACCTTACATGAAACAGCAATTTGCAATGGATATGGCTGCACAAAATAACGCTATATCCGGACAGTTAATGGGTAACATTATTAGTAATTCAAGGAGATAAGTAAAATGGCTTTCAGTCCTATGTTTAATCAATTCAGTCCACAAACTACTGGAATGCAGATAGGTAATATGCAAGGTATGTTTAATCCTGGAGTATTACTTGCTAACAGAAATAACCCCTCTGGACGTATAAATTACTTTGGAGGAGACAGATTTGATGAGCAAAAGAAAATTTTAGAAAGTTTAGGATCAAATAAAACAATAAATACTAATGAGAGACCAGATAGAAGAGGAAATACTAAGCCACCAAAAACAATAGGAGATGTAATAGAGGACGCAAAAAAAATATTTGGAGGAGGAGATGGAACTGAAGGTGGAAAAGATGACGGAACCTATGGAGGATTTACTAAAGACGATATAATGGCCATCCAAGATGCTGGATTTAGGCAACAAAATAAACTATTTCAGCAGGGCTTGGCTATGCAAGGAATTGATAAGATTGCACAAGGTATTCAAGCAGGTCCGCAAGCATTTCTTCAAAATGTATTACCTCAAATGTATGCTGGACAAGCAGCTTTATTATCAGCCGGTGCTGCAAATACCAGATCTCTTGCAAATGTTTATAGTCAACCTTTTGTACCTATTCCGAAGATGGGATACTACAGTTAAAATGAGTATTAACGGAGGTAAGTAAATGGGATTTCCTTGGGGAGCACTTATAGCAGGCGGTGGTTCTTTATTCGGCGGTATGCTTGGTGCTAGCGGCATGGTACGAGCTGCAGATATTGGAGCAAGGTCTCAAAAAGACCAATTAGAGATTGGTTCTATGATGCAGAGAGAGTCGCAGAAGGCTCTCATAGGGGGCGGTATAGATGCAAGAATAAGTCCACTTATATATAGTCCACTTTTAATGGAACAAGAGAAAAGGGGATTTGAATATATGACGGATGTTGGTAGAGGTAAACAAAGATCACAAGGTTTTAAAGATAAACAAGCTGAATTAGCATTTAGAGGATTACCTGCATTTGGTGCTATGAAACGAAGTCAGATGCAAAGAGCCTTTGATAAGGCTAGAGGTATGTCAGCATTTGATCCACAAGCTAGGATGTTTGGATCAATATATATTCCTCGTTTTGATGCATAAAAAATAAGGAGAAAAAATGGGAGCACCAAGTATTACATACGAAGCACCGGAGGTTGAAAAGGATAATACCTTTGAAAAATTGATGCAATATCAATTAGAGCGTCAATTAGATTTAGATGAAAAGGCTCTGAAGGCTGAAGATAGGCAAATAGCACAAGAGCGTGGTAGAAGGGAAACAGGTGCTTTAGGTTTTGATGCGTATGCGGATAGAATAGCATCACAAGTTAAAACCGGTATTACACCATATAACACCGCAGAACAACTGTTACAAAATTATGTAAGTGATTATAAGTTAGATCAAAAATTTATGCCTGTTACTGAGACTAGGACAAAGTTTGTATACCAAGATATTTTAGATGATGAAGGAAAACCAACGGGAGAAAAAGAAAAAGTAGAGCAAGAATATGAATATACAATGCCGGGAGCTACCCCTGGATTTACTTTTGATTATCAAACTCAGGTAGCAGATAAATTATCTGGCTTATATGACGAGTTTTATGGTACTAGAGATGCAGAAGGTGGATTTGTAACGGATCCTCTCACTGGAAAGGTTGACAGAGGTATTAGAGGACAGCAATTCGAGGCTGGCGTTCAAAAAGCTTATCAAGATCTCTTTGGTAGAGATGCAAAGCAAGAAGAGTTAACTGAAGCATTTCAAGAATTTGACGCTAATATACTTACAGATTATGCAAGTTTTAAAGCTGATTTAAAAGATAGTGAAGCCTATAGAAAGAAGTTCAATGATAATTACATGGATAACTACTATGACATGTTGTATGGTAGTAGTGTTGGAGAGAGAACAGTTGGAGAAGGAGATACAGCTCAGGTAACTAAGTTACGTAAGTATGCTTTTGATGCATCTATGATGCCTACGACTTCTTTTGATCTTGGGGAGAGAACAGGTATAACCTTACCTGACTATGAGGAATATTTTAAAGAAGGAAGAAGTATAGCTGAATTAGAGGATCAAAGACAGAATATTGCTCAGAGTAGAGATTTCATATATCAATCGGGTCTTAAGAATTTAGAAGGTGAGATACAAAAAGAAAATAATAAAATCATGATAGAAGGTAAGAAGGATCTAGCTAGAATTGATCAGGCTACTTCTCAATACAGTAGTTTGATAAGTTCATTTAACTTCTAGATTTAATAATCCTATAATAAAAATCAGGTTATTGAACTACTTTTCCATTTATTGAAAATATTATGTCAAACAGTTCCAGCGATCCCTTAGATTACAGCACAGATTTTGATGAAGATGCTGCAGGTAATCCGACAGATGATGCGGACAATTTTAATATCACCAAATTTGAAGCACTATTAAACAGATTGGAAGCATCTAAAAAGCGTCAGCAAAGACAAAGATCAGTAGAAGGACGTAGAGACATCTTTGCTCAAGGTCTTGCTGGCATGATGGGCAATTTCTAAGTACTCTAGAATATATAGGTTATAGCTATGGCTGTCGATACAACTTACGACGAAGACGATTATTTTGATCTGGATAAATATCGTCAGGCCGCTGGTGTAGCCTACGAATTTTCCAAAAAGAAAATGGAGACTGCTGGTGAACAAGAAAGAGAAACAATTGGTAAAGGTGGTTCCGAACAAAGGGAAACTAATAAACAGCAGCAAAGGTTCAGGGAAAGGGACGAAGAAAGAGATCGTAAACAAGCCCAATCAGCTTATAAATATTGATCTATTCAATTCATGGGTAGATAATCTAGACTCCTCTACACAGGAGTCTTTTTGCTCTTTTGCAGCAGATAATTATTCTGTAATTGAAGTTTATTTATATGCACGTTTCTTGGGGTATGAAGGCACAATAACTGCTTGTGATCTATGGATAAAAGATAACTATGTGAAACCAGATCACCGAAAAAAGTTATTATATGAGATTGATGAGATGCAAGAAGATATAAGAAAGCTAAGAGAAGATATTGAAAATGGTGCAGTAAAAAGAGATGCTGGTGTTGGCCGTATTGCCCAGATGCAGAAAGAACTTAGAAGCACTATATCAGAGATAGAAACATTTACTAATACTAAAGATAGAAAAGGATTATTAATGGCAGGTGCAGATAGAGCTATTCGTGAATTAATGTTTATATTTAAAGATGATCCAATAGAAACCCCCTTGGAAGAGGCAACTATGAGTGTCTGGGCAAGAATGCAATTACAGGAATAGTTCAGGTAAAATAAAGAGAAATGAATAAATAAGATTGGTGCATAATGGCTAAGAAAAAAATGCCACCTCAGCTTCTTGAGTACTTTAAAAATAAGAACGAGAAAAAGGAAGACGGCTCTAAGATGAGTGATAAAGAGAAGAGGAGTGCAGCTTTGGAAAAGGCAAGAAAAGCTAAAAAAGCCGCTAAGACTTATAAAGATAAGAAAGCGTCAGAGAAGCCAAAAGAAGAGAAATAAGGTAATATTTAGTAGTAGCTTAAGTATTAATAAGTGCCTTCATATCAGCACCTAGCATATCGTCGTAATGCGAAAGCTGCGGCTAGAAAACAACAGATTAAAAAACCAAAGAATGTTGAATTAATACAGAAAGCTAAAGAAGATTTTGGATTTTTTTGTGAATATGTAGCAGATAAACCACCGGCGTATCATCATAAAACCTGGCATCGACATTTCATAACTAACGAAGACAGTAGTTGTTTAATAAAAATAGCTGGACCTAATGTAGATCTATTAGCTCCTAGAGGGTCTGCTAAATCGACTGTGCTAGGTCTTTTAACTGCGTGGGCTATTGGAATTCATACAGAGGCTAAACTACCCTTACAGGTTCTTTATCTTTCATATACAGTTGATATTGCTAGATCTAAATCTGCAACCATAAAAAGAATCATAGAGAGTAAAAGATATCAGGAAGTATTTCCAAAAGTAAGACTACTTAAAAATGTAACCAGTAATGAATATTGGTCTATAGATCATAAGTTTGCAGGGATAGATACAACTGGTGAAGAACAATTCACATTATGTGCAGCTGGATTGAAAGGTTCAGTTACATCTAAGCGTTCTCATTTAGTTATGATTGATGATGCTATAAAATCCTCTGCTGATATTGCTAATCCAGATATTAGAAAGCAGATGCAAGAAAACTGGAATGCAGTTATAGCTCCTACTATGTTTGAAGGAGCAAGAGCTATCTGTCTGGGAACTAGATTCAGACATGATGATATTCACGCAACTACATTTAATGAACAGAATAATTGGACTCAAATTGTTTTATCCGCTATTTTGAATGATACAAAAACTGGAGAAGAAGAATCATATTGGCCGGAGATGTGGTCTTTGGAATATCTAAAAGAAAAAAAGAAACAAGCACCTATTGCTTTCTCTTTTCAATATATGAATCAGATCGTCAGACAGAATGAATTATCATTAGCACCTGAACTTATTGTTAAGGCTGAGATAGCAACTGAGTTTGATACTCTTGGTGTAGGTGTTGATCTGTCAGCTGGTACCAGAGAAAAGAATGACTACACAGTTATGGTATTGGGAGGAAGGATAGAAGATCGAATACATATAATTGATTATCGAAGAATAAGAGTTATGGGTAATCTAGAAAAGCTAGATGCTTTAAAAGAATTATTAAATGATTGGTCAGTTATAGGACAAGATGCAAACGGTAATTATTTTCCAACCTATTCAACTTGTGATATATGGTCTGAAGCAGTTCAATATCAGGCATCACTAGAAGCAGATTTCAAACGAGTGTGTCAAACTAATGGTGGTTTATATAATTTAATTTGGCATCCAGTTAAAGGATTTAGAGCAGATAAGTTAGCTAGATTTAGAGGGATCATGGGAATGTTTGAAGACAGAAAAATAATATTTAATAGATTTAGAAACTTTACTCATATGTTTGAAGAACTTACTAATTTTGGGGTAAGTGGACATGATGATTGTGTAGATGCTTTAGTTTGGCTTGTAAATGGATTAGCCCGTAAAGGTCAACTTCATTTAGACTTCTAATAGAGGGCTATAATATAACTATGGGACCTGAGTATATTGCCGTTATTTTCAGTGCTGTAATATCCTCCTTAACTGGGGGAAGTTGGGTAGCTGGTAAAGTTTTGGAAAGGCATCGTGAAAGATTAAAGGATGCTATACAAAGAGTAGAAAACCAAAGATTACGTATTAATGCTTTGGAAGAACATGTAAACCGTATGCCATTGGAGTATGTTTTAAAAGTGGATTTCGTTAGAGAACTACAAGAAATGAACGATCATTTCAGAGCAATCCATAATAAGCTTGATAAACTAGTAGAAAAGCTTATAGACAAATGAGTTATGTTTTAGAAGTAAGAGAAACTGATGGTGAGTTATCGTTAAATTTACCAGAAGAGATACATGCTGAATTAGGTTGGATTGATGGAGATTTGATTGAATGGAATGTAAAGGGACCTGGATTACTTTTAAATAGATTAAATGAACCTTTTGAAGTAGAAATAAACGAAGAGTAGAATATAAAAAATAGTTATAGGAAAAACAATGTATTACGGTGGAATGATTAACGCAATGGGAGGAGGACTAGGTAATGCAGGTGCTGTTGCAGGTGCAGGTGCAGGTGCATTAACTACTGGTAATGTTGCAAATTTATTTAGAGAAAGAATGCAACAAGGCGGTATGATTCCTGGAATGGGAGCTACTCCCGGAGGTGTTATGGGTAATGCAATAGGAAATTTAGCTGGTATTAGTTTTGATATAAATGAAAGTGCAAAGAATAGAAAGATGAGAGGAATTAGAAACCTAGCTGAGACAGGAGTAGGTGGAGAGAAAGAAGCAGCAATAGAAAAAATGAAAAAAATGGGTGGTCCACAGTTACCTTTAGCTATGAATAATCCCATGCTTCAAATGGGTAACATGGGAGCAATGATCGGAGGAATGATAGGTAGAGGTGTAGTTAATTAGATAGCAATGGCTCAAGATGATTCCAAATACACCAAACCCGGATTACGTGAACGGATCAAAGACCGTATCATGGCCGGAAGTAAAGGAGGAAAACCTGGACAATGGAGTGCAAGAAAGGCTCAGATGGTTGCATCAGAGTATAAGAAAGCAGGTGGAGGATATAAAGGTGGGAAAGGAAAGAAACAAAAAGCTTTAAAGAAATGGGGTAAAGAGAAGTGGATGACGAAAGATGAATATGAAAAGCGTAAAAAAGCAAAGAGTGCCGCTAAACGGTATAAAGATTCCAAAAAGTAATCATGGAAATTCCCTCAAAAATAAAAGCTTTACCAGCTCAATTAAGAAAGTCAGCTAAGTTACATGCTGGACAGGCAGATTTAGTACAAGGTTTTCTTGATGACTTTATTAAAAAAATGAAGAAGTAAAATGGCTGATAAAGCGATACAGAAAGGATATACAAAACGTTATTTACCTGAAAGTGCTTGGGCAAAGCTTTCTAAGGAAGAGAGGGAAGAGACTGATCGTAAAAAACGAGCTGGGAGTAGAAAAGGTAAACAATTTGTAAAAAATACTAAAACGGCAGCAAAGGCTGGCAAAGCGGCTAGAGCTGCTAAAATGTATAAAGGTAAGCGTAAGAAATAGTAATGGGTGTTGCATCTGATCCAAAAACTAGATTAAAAGAGATTATTGACTCTTACCTAGAGAAAGATGGTGGAGGAATGATCGACACAGGGATTGTCGCTTCTCATCTTGCCCAGATGAAATTATTTGGGATTAGACAGGGAGTTGAGTTCTTTCCAGCCCAAGATAACTTTGGAAATCAAAGAAAAGATTTTGTAGATCGTGTAGTTAAATATAATCAGCTTGATACTAGACTAGATTCCATATGGGATTACTTTCTTTGTGATGGACAAGGTATTTTTTATATCAGACCCACTAGTACTAATTACCGATTTTATTATTTTAGGAAGTCTGAATATAGAAGTTATTATGATGTTGATGGTCAACTTGACGAAGTTGTAGTTATCTATAGCTATAAGGTTAAACAAGGTGGAGGATTCCAGCAAGAAGTAAATACTACATCTGTTAATGGACCATCAATGATGGGTCAAGGTGGAGCAAAAAGATATATAAAATTATCTATAAAGAAAAAAACTATAGAAGAAACACATTCTGAAGGTGAGATATCTTTTGAAACCAATTATCAGGCAATGCCAGGTAAGACTAAGACATTTAAAAATACCTTAGGTTTCATACCTTGTGTAGAGATATTTAATAATGCAAAAGGTTTTGCTGCTGAAGGTACAGGTGAATTTGATGCTTTAGCAAATCATATTTGTACTCATGATGAGATGATACGCACAATGCGTAAGAATGTACAGTTTTTTGGAAATCCTACCTTATTATCTTCAAGACCAAAAACAGATTTAATGGAGTCTGGTGAGTCTACCGTACAACGTCCATCAATTGCTGCAAACTCTGGCTTTGCTGGAATGGGTGCATTAAGTCAATCAAGATTTAAATCTGATCCTTTATCCCGTGGTGTAGATGGACAGATCAGAGTTCCAAGAGTCATAGCTAACTTAGAACCAAATGATCGTGTTGGTTATATTGTTCCTGATGCAATTACTGGAGATCAGAACTCTTTCTCCAGACAATATAGAGAAGAAATAAGAACAGCATTAGGAGGTGTTGATGAATTATCTATTTCTGCTGGTGTAACTGCTACTGAATATAAATCTTTATTTGGAAGAGTGGCTGCAACGGCTAAGAAAAAATCAGCTTCACTTTATACATATGGTATATGTCGTTGTCTAGAACTAGTTATATTTCAAGAAGAACAAATGTTTAGAGAAACATTAGCAGCAGCTGTTGGTTTAGAAAGACCTATTGATTTACCTGAAGATGCATCTCCAGAACAAGTGCAAATGTATGGAGAGGCAATGAAGATGTATGAAGAACAAATTAAAAGATTATTATTAGCTTGTCTTCAAGCACAGCAGATACCACCGGGAGTAAGAGGTTTAATTCCAGATGGAGATATCAATATACAATGGAGATGGTTAGGACCTGTTTATGAGGATTCAACACAGGATGTATTAAATAATTCTATAGTTGTTAGAAACCTTCAAGAGTTAGGCGTTGATAGCATAGAAGCATTGAAATACCTATTTCCGAGCAAAACGGATGAGGAAAGGGCAGCCATGTTATCAGGGTTCCCTTTCAGAATGGTAAACGAATTGCAGAGTGCATACTCTCAATTCGCCAGATTAGTGGGGGGTATGATGCAGACCCCACATCCGCAATCACCCGATTTACCAATGGCTGCAGATCCTCGTTTGGATCTAACGCCTTATCTGTATCGAACACTCGAAGCATTACAAAAGGAGATGAGCTATGCCGGCAGATATCGGCCAATCGACCCCACAGATGAACCAGACACCCGCAGCGACAAGCAGCGTGGCTCCAAGCAGCTTCGTGGCAGCAGCTCCACAGGCGGCTCCACAGGCACCAGCGGTTCAGCCAGCACCACAGGCTTACCAAGTAGGGATGGGCTACCCTCAGGCGGTATCCAACGCAATACCTCAGGCCGCCCCCAGTTACCAATCAAGCCCTACTCAGTACGCCCCCCAATCCCAACCAGCGGCGGCTCCGGAGGGGAATCCATGGGAATCGGCGTTCAACAAGGTAATGAACGTCCTGAGTACTCCAGTCCAATCCCCATTCCAGGATCAGTACTCAGCGAGTCAGACACAGTACGCCCCGGTAAACTCAGCACAGCAGAGCAGCGTCCAAGCTACTCAGCCATCGGCTCCCCAGACCTCGTCAGTCAACCAGGCATACTTGGGCAACTCTTCCCAAACCTCTTCCAATCCCTCATTAGAGGCAATAGCGAATCAGGTAGGGATGAGCGAGGAAAGCAAGTACGTGATGAACGCCCACGGAATAGAGGCACCAGCGATACTAAATCAGTACGCCCTAAACCTAGAAGGAATGCTAGATAATGCAGTCCAGTGGGGAAATAAAGCACAAGACTTAATTAAAGGTTACGCTGATTTTTCTGTTCAAGAACATCAAGAGAATCTAGCTTATAACGAAATTCTTACTAACCCAGATGTACTTAGTGATTACACACTTAAGTTCTTTGGTCCTCAAGGTCCATATCCTGTATATGAGAATGAGCAACAGTTAGAAACTCAAGGTTATCCAACTGCTCCTCAGCCACAAGCTGACAATAACGCAATGTCTCAAGTAGGTCAGAATTTCCCTGCACCTCCTGAAGCTGCTGCACCACAACAGCCAGAAAACTTCTGGGGTAACTTTAGCGAGACAATGGCTCGTGACCCACAGAATGCATGGAAAGTTCTCAACCAAGTTCAGCCAAACACTGTACAGAATAAACTCTTTGTAATGGAGTAAGGCTATGAGACCTATGATCCAATATGGAGTTCCTACCGTTGCTGGTATAGGAACTTCCGTAAGGGCTTCTAGAGAAGATGAAAATATAGGTCCTGTTGCTCTAGCTGGAGCAGCCGGTGCTGCCGGTGGTTATGGTGGTTTACTAGCTGCCAGACAACTTGGTCCAGGAGGAATGTTAGCTGGGAAGTTAGCACCTTTTATAGGTAAAATCGGAGAAAAAACTGCTCCTATTTTACTTGACTATGGTAGGAATCGTAGAGGTTCCAATAAAGTAAAAGCTAAAAAAGCTTTTTTAGGAAAACAAGCTGAAAGATTAGGTCAAGCTTTACCTACTCTTACTGATCCAGCAGCATTCCAAGAAGCTCTTGCAGACCCAAGTATTGCTAGGAGTTTCGGTATTGCATCAGCTGCCGCCACAGTACCTGCTTCCGCTTTAGCGGCTGGTCTCGGTGGTGTTGCCGCTGGTAAAGCAGTTGGAGCTTTTGGCATGCCAGGATTTGTAGATCCTGAGTCTTATGGATCTAGTAACTCACCCGGAGCTAGATACAAACAGACAACCGTTAACTATGTCTAAGAAAAACTAAGCATATTCCTTATATTTAGTAAGCAAAATTAGATACTGTTAAAATTTTATTTAGATAGGACTAAAATGTCCAATTCTTCGACCCCGATAAAACATTACTGCACCTTTGGAGGATAATACAAAGTGTTCATCGATAATGACTTTCCCAAGATTCTTGGTGCGGAGCTATATAGGCCCCACCCTGCATATGTTGCGGAAATGGCTACTGAGCCAGTCGTGGTACATGATTTCGCAAGACAGCCTGGACAAACTGTCCAGCTCGACAGATACAAGTTCTGGGGAACACCAGGTACTAAGGATTCAAGAGAGCGTATTGCAGATCAGACCATTGGCACAGCAAATAGTCGTAATATAACAAAAGAAAAGGTACTTGTAGTACTTAAAGAGTACACAGGACCTGCAGATCCAGGCGATCCTACACAGCCAAGTACATTTAAAATTGCTCGTGAAACTCTAGTTACAGCACAGCGTCTTCTTTTAGATACTGGTAACTTAAATATGTTTCACCAGTCTATAGGCTCTCTAACTCTTTTAGACGACTATAGAAGGTGGAGAGATAGAGTCTTCATTGACGAGCTTGCAAAGGCAGAAGCTAACGGAATAGCATCTTCTTCACAAGGTGGATACTACTTCGCTGGTGGTAAAACAAAAGATTCATCTGGACGTATTGCATATACATCAACAGAATATGGCAATCAGATCCAACAGTTCTCAGTAAAAACTGACCTTTTAACTGTTGTTAAAGACTTACGTAAGCGTAATGTTCCAACATATGCAGATGGTTTATACCGTGCTCTTGTTGATCCAACATTCATGATGCACTTACGTCGTGACAGTGACTTCAGAGAAATCGCTCGTTACTCAGGTGCTCCTGGTCAGGGAATGTACATGGGCAACCCCATGATCCCTAACAACGCAAGTTTTTTCCAAGGACCACAAGCTGGACAGGCTTACTTCCTTGCTGGTGAACCAGTAATGCCAACAGGCGTACAGTTTGAAGGTGTTAAATTCTTCGAGTCTACTAACTTCCCATCAAAGAGTGTAACAGCTACTTTTGATAATAGTTCTTATGCTTCTCAGGAAGTTGCTCAAGGATTCTTCTTCGGACCACAAGCAATCGGGGTTGGAATTGGAGGACCAAATGCACAGGTACTAATCAATAATAATGATGACTTCAGTAGATTTATCATTCTTATCTGGCAGCTATACGCTGGTTTCGAGAGTCTAAACAAAGACTTCGTTACAACAGCATTTAGTTTTGTATCTGACGACGGCTCAATCTAGTAAATAATAAATAAGTAAAAATTAAAGGAGAAATAAATGTCTTACTTGTCAGCTAAGAAAATCTATCCTGGTAACTTTACAGAGGCTCTTAATGGTTGGTACAAGAATATTGATACTAACGATAGTGGCTCTAACGACAAGAGTGTAGGAGGTCCTACTTCTGTACTCGCAGTTCCAGGCTATAGATATTTTCAACAACGTGGTTACGCACAAATCACAGGTAAGGTAGGTGCAAAGGTATCTTCAGCAGATGTCATTGTTCCTTCACCTTACAGAAACGACGATACACGTACAGATATAACAGGAATGGTGATCTCAGGTAGTTCAACTCTTCCTTCTTATGTTTATCGTGCTGCAGTATCTGTTGCATCTGGCTGGGATGGTCGTGTTGCTTCTGGTATTTATGCCGCAACTGGTGACGCAATCTCATTCGGACGTAGTAATGGTGGTTCACCTGTAGCAGCTTCTGGTCTTGCAGAAGGATGTGCTCAGGC